GGCATGGCAACCAATGCGGTTAATACAGCTTGGAACGGCAAGTTACACTGATTAAGGGAGTGATACCATTTGATGCAGACAAGTAAGTGAGTTAAAGCACCATTTAAGTGTGTATTGATACACACCAATACACACCGATGGGCATTGAAACCGAAAGGTTTGGAAGTGGGGGACAACTCATCTGTTGCCCCCACCGATTTTAGTATCCCTTGCTTGTAAGATAGTAATCCAGTGCTTTCTGGATCACCCAAGACCTTGCTCTTTCTTCGTCAGCGCAGAACTTCTCCAATCGTTCAAAGACAGACGGTTCGATGGTAGTGTTCACTCGCTGATAGAGTTGGTGCTTATCTCGCTTACTGTCGGGGATACGTCCTGACGATCCTTTTCGTTCGGGATTGCCAAAGATGTCAGGCATACTTATCACCACCTTTCTATACTGATATAATACCAGTGTGGAGCAATGGTTATTAATGTAGATTGAGAGGTAGCAGAATGGTAATGTTTATCATTGTCTGTGCAATCATCGTTATTGGAATTGCGGTAGCGATAGTAATGGACAGGATCATGAGAACGCACAACACGCAGAATGATGGTGGCTGTTGGGGTTGTAAGTATTTGGACTTTTGGAATGATGGTTCTGCATTATGCACGAAAAGCATTGATAGGGTCTGCATTCCGAACGGATTCAAGTACAGAGAAAGAGAAGAACCAACTGCTGAACCAAAAACAGGGCATTGGATTCTGAAATCTCATATGTGGGAATGCGACAAATGCGGATGCAGAATACGCCGTGCTAATCCGTTTAAGGGTAATATTTGGAATTATAATTATTGCCCAAACTGCGGAGACAAGAAGGAAGAACTGAGTTAAATCGTCAAAAGCCACATCCCCGAAAAACTGCGTATTTATGTGTGTTTATGGGCATCCAATTTTCAAGGCACCATTTAACTCAGTTATCAAAAACTCAAATTTAACTTTTAACTTTTCAACCAGGGCACCAAGATGGTGCTCCTTTTCATTTATGAGGGCTACCACATTGGATACAGTAATTATCAGTAGTCTTATATCGGCAGTATCAGCAATCCTTGTTTGTCTTATCAGCTCTATCTGGAATAATAAGCTGATCGCTTATCGGCTGGAGCAGCTGGAGAAGAAGATGGACAAGCACAACTCAGTCATTGACAGAGTTTACAAACTTGAAAAGGATGTGGCTGTCCTTTTTGATCACATAGACTCTGATGACGGAAAGTGAGGAGACCATGAAAGTAAAAACTGAAACCATCATCAGGACCATTGTGCTGATCCTGGCACTGGCCAATAACGTATTGGCAATATACGGAAAAGAAAAGATTCCGATCACAGAAAATGAGGTCTATCAGCTCATCACGCAGATCGTCACGATTTGCACAGCCTTATGGGCATGGTGGAAGAACAACAGCTTTACACTGCCTGCCATCAAAGCAGATGAATATATGGAGAAACTGAGACAGGAACAGTGATAATGTGAGGCCCTCCGGGGCCTCATTTTTTATATGGAGGTGAAGCATGTTTACCGGATATTTTCCTAAATTCACACTTTCCTCCGGGAAGAGTGATGACAGACACGGTGACGGACTGGCCATGATCTGCAATGGGCAGACCATGCTGGTGGACGGTTTTGAGGGTGGAGAGCCTACCAAGAGGATGATCACCTGGCTGAAGTCCAATGGTGTGAAGAAGATTGATGTAGCTGTACTCACTCACTACCACTATGACCACTACAACGGCCTGCTTCAGATTGAAGCGGATCCGGATCTTCACATTGACCTGGTGTACTGTTATGATCCCAGGACACTGCTCCATGGTGTGGACAACAGCTCCAATGGAAGATCTGTAAAGGAAGACATAGCAAATGCCTATGCATGGATCCGCAAGATGCAGTCCTATGGCACCAGGGTGAAATGGATTGACAGAGGTGATGTGCTGAAGTTTGGTGACATCACATGGAGGATCTTCCGAGACCAGCCAAAGGCATTCACACATCTTGATAAGGGCAATGCTTATGCTTTTGTCAATGACGGCAGCCTGATCCTCTGGTCTCCTGAGATAGAGCTGCTTCTTGGTGGTGATGGTCCTAATGACCTGGAGAGTGCCATCAGATGGTTTGGTGCCAAGGTGAGCGGATATGATGTCTCACATCATGGTAATAACTGCAGTCAGCATAACGCACTGGCGCTGAAGAGTGCCGGCTGTGTAGTAGCATGGCAGTCATGCATTGAGAGATCCGGAGCCGGTACTACAGGATGGACCGAGTACGGATCCAGGAGAGTCAAGCAGCAGGGAGTGCCGGTGTGGCAGCAGGACCAGGATATACTGATCACTGCCGGAGCCGGGAAGATCACATTTACTCAGGGAGGAAAGACCATGAGCAAGAGTGTGCCGTATAAAGGAACAGCTGTGCCGGCCAAGGGATCCTGGGTGCAGGACTCCAAAGGCTGGTACTACAGGAAGGCTGACGGATCGTGTGCATATGGTTGGGCACTGCTACCGTGGTCCAAGGGTACAAACTGGTTTTACTTTAATGATGCAGGCTATTGTGTCTATGGGTGGCAGTATCTTAAATGGTCCGGTGGATCCCATTGGTTTTACTTTGATGAGGCATCCGCTGCCATGAGGACCGGATGGGTGTATGACAATGGATCCTGGTATTATCTGGATCCGAAAGACGGATACATGCACACCGGCTGGATTGACTGGAAAGGAAAGAAGTGCTACCTGGAGCCGGTCTCCGGACGTAACCAGGGGCATGCCTACAGGAATGAAAAAGCAATCATTGGCGGCAGGTATTACAGTTTTGATAATGACTGCTATGCTACAGAGATCTCTGCTGTCACTGCCTCCAGCATGGTCAAGCCTGGAGCCAAGGTCATTGATGTTTCTGAATTCCAGCCGGAGAATATTGACTGGTCCAGGATCAAGGCCGGAGGCTATGCGGTTATTGCCAGGATCGGACTGAGAGGATCCCGTCCTCATACAGACAGATACCGCAAGGTGGGATATGACTATCACTTCAAGCAGTACATCAACGGCATCATTGCTGCCGGCATTCCTTACTCTGTGTACTTCTTCCCTACACCAATGAGTGACCAGGAAGCTGATGAAGAGGCAAACTGGATCATTATGAACGTAGCCGGACTGGATCTGTCCATGCCTCTGTGGCTGGACTCTGAGAAAGTGCCCGGAGGCGTGGCCAATGACATCAGTACAGCTGACAGGACACGCTATCTGAAGAGGATCACTGACAAGCTGGTGGCTGCCGGCATTCCCTGTGGGATCTATGCATCCACATCCTGGCTGCAGCATCAGATCAACATGGGCCAGCTGCAGCAGCAGGTCCGTGATAACACATGGTGTGCCCAGTACAGTACCAAGTGCACCTATGATGGTGTGTATGCAATGTGGCAGTACAGCAGCAACGCACATGTTGATGGTATCAACGAAAAGGTTGATATATCTGAGGTCAAGCAGGCATTTAACATGTCCTGCCGGAAGACAGCGCCAAAGACAGATGCCATGGCCAAGGATAATGTCCGGATCTTCCCCACCACGGATCCGGTCAAGATCTCCAACAGCGGATCTGATGAGCATGGCAACTATAAGGGAGGCGCTGCAGGAGACAATACCGGGAAGGAGTGGTACATCCGTGACTGGTATAGCAGACCATGGAACTGTGTGCTGAGGCATCCGGATCCGGCAGTGAGGGCCTGCATTGCAGATCTTGCCACCAAGGCAGCCAATAATAACAAGATCGGCTATGACCAGTACCAGAGGCAGACATACTGGATAGAACTGCAGAAGGTAGGCTATGATCCCTCTAAGATCACCACAGCATGTGAAGCTGACTGCTCTGCCGGTGTCATTGCCAATGTCAAGGCGGCTGGTCATCTGCTTGGCCGGAAAGAGCTGCAGGGCATCACCTGTACATACACTGGCAATATGAGATCCGGTCTGAAGGCTGCAGGTTTTGCATGCCTGACGGACTCCAAGTACATTAATGGATCCTCTTACCTGGTAGCAGGTGACATCCTTCTTAATGATGCACACCACACGGCCACAGCAGTGACCAATGGCATTAACTCCGGCAATGGATCTGTTACTCCTGCATCCATGCCTCTGATCAAGAAGGGCAGTAAAGGATCCGCTGTGCTCCAGCTGCAGAAGATCCTCAACAGCAAAGGATACAAGCTCTCAGAGGACTCTGACTTTGGCCCTGCTACGGAAGCAGCTGTGAAAGCATTCCAGAGAGCTAACCACCTGGAAGTTGACGGTGAAGTTGGTCCTCTTACCTGGGCGGCATTGTTAAAATAAGAAGAACAGCTCTGTGCACATCTGTTTTTCATATCCCAGGTGCTATGCAGGCACCTGGGGATTTTTCCATAAGAAACACACCAGCAACACGTTAGTAACAGTGATATTATTTATCGGTATACTAAAAGGTTCCATGTCATCTAAAAATCACCCAAGAGATAATAAGAACTGTACTAAATTACCCCGGAAACATGATGTTTCCGGGGTTTTCTTTTTGTCCATTTCTCTCAGAATCTGCTCATTAGTAACATACTAGAAACACGCTAGTAACACGGTCTGTGAGGTCTTACGGAAGACTTTTGGAGTCTTACGGAAGATTGGGCCGGCAATGCTCAATAATCGCTTCACGGGCCTCACGCTTAGTCTTACAGTGCTTTCTGATGCCATCCCTGAAGATGATCTCATATCCGTCATGCATGTTGCCTCTGATGCCGGAGATCTGCTGCCTGTTCTTCTCAGCTATCTGCATGGTGTCAAAGATCCCTTCCTGGTCCTTCCTCACCAGGTCCTGTATGTAGGCATTCACAGTCATTCCCTTATCTGATGCAAGGTCCTTGATGATCTGCTTCATTCCCTTTGGCACAGCCAGCTCTATCCTGTCATAGTGCTCTGCCTTGTGCCTGTTCTTGTATTCTGTGTTCATATCAGATTAATAGCCTCCAGCTTCTCCGGAAGCTCCAGGTGGGTGTAGACGGTCTCTGTCACTCCCTGTCCTTTGTGGCCTACTATCTTCCGGATCAGCCTCTCATCTACCTTTGCCCTGGCCAGCATACTGATGCAGGTGTGCCTGGTCTCATGGGGCCTGTGGTCCATGCTGAGCAGATCCATCACACCATTCCAGTAGTTATCCCTGAAGACGTAATAGGAGAGCTTCTGATCACTCACAGAGCAGACCAGGTACTCACACGGCCTGCTGATCCACTGCTCCATGAGTGGCACTATCTTCTCTGCAATAGGTACTTCACGAATGCCGGCAGCGGTCTTGGCCTCCCTGACATAGAACCATCTTTCCTCCAGGTGCACATCTTCCTTCTTAAGATCCAGCAGCTCTCCGATACGCACACCAGTATAGATCATGATGAGGATCACGCTGATGTAGGTATTGGCATCCTTCATCTCCCACAGTCTGTCCAGCTCCTGCTGGGTGAAGGGCTTCCGGTCCATCTTGTTAGGGTTACCGGGCTTGCTGATATCAAGGTAGCGGATCATATCCCTCTTGTCTGGAGGCACTATCTCATGGATCACCGCATAATCCCACATGAGGCCGAAGAGGTTCTTCATGGTCTTGAGCGTGGGAGTGTTCTTGCCGGAGCGGTCCATGACCTGCTGCAGATGGTCCAGCCTGATGTCAATGACTCTCATTTTGCCAATGTCAGAACAGCAGTTATAGACAGCACGGTAGGATTTCTGACCACTGTCAGAGATCTTCTGGTAGTGCTCCTGGCTCCAGCGGTCATAGAGCTGGTCAAAGGTGATAGAGGACAGCTGCAGGTCATAAGGATCCTTGTTAAAGTCCGAGAGTGCGGTCAGCGCCTCCTGCCTGGTGGGATAGAATCCGATGAAGATATACACCGGCTGACCATTGTCCTTCCATCCTGCTGTCTTCCTGGCACACCATGGGTGTCTTCTGTTTCCTTTGAGTTTGTACACAGATCCGTATCCATTTGGCAGTTTGTATCCCATATCTCCCTCCTTTAAAGTTTGCTTAATAAGCCCCGGATGGAGTATACTGATACTACAGGGCAGCAGCTCCTCCGGGACTGTTGTTGATCACCTGCCATGTTGCAGCATGGTGGGTGATTTTTTTATGCTTTGGGCAAAAATACATGATTTTTGGCAGTGGAATATATAGCACTTGCTATATCATAATGTAACAGGTCCATCTGCTTCCCCTGACTAAGGGAGCAGATCATCCAGCATCCTTCTGAACTTCATTTCATTAATGGCACCAGCTGACTTCATCACTATTGCCTTCTCTTCACCATCTGACAGGTAATTGATGCTGTACAGATGTTTGACCTTCTTCTTTTCCTGGGCAGTCATAGCACCGATAATAGCACCGGCACCACCATACAGCACACCACCAACTATGGCCCTGCCTATCATGTTTCCGCTTTCCACAGTATCAATATGCAGGATCCCTGTCCTTGTGATCTTTGAGATCGGCAGCAGGATCTCCTGTTTCTTTCCAAATTCAGTGATCACAACGGCACTCCTGTCAGTGTCCAGCTCCAGGACAATAGGGCAGTCCTTCCTCAGAGGGAGTCCTTCACAGTGGTTCATCTGTGTCTTTTCAAACTTGTTTTTGCTGAATAATCCCATTAATCCTCCTTTCTGTGTGCATCTTTTTCTATTTCCTGTACATTAACTTTCTCCCAATCATCTCCTTCCACATGTCCAAGGGCATGCAGATATGCCTTCACTCTGTCCTGGTAGGACAATCTGGCATTGATGTATATGGTATACCCATCAGAACACGGCATGATCATCTCAGAGGCCGTGGTGGGCATATCCACAATATATACAAAGATGTCATTCATCCGGGTTTGTCCTTTTAAATCGTATCGCCATGTTGATCACCAGCTGAAGATCCTGTTTGCTGATGTTGTTTGCAGCATCAAAGAGTACCCGGAGGTCCGGATCCTCAAATATTGCCTGAGCATACTGGGCGGCCTCTTTGTCTACATAATATCCCGTTTCCTGTTCATTTGTTTGCACACCAAGGAGAAGATCTGCATTGCAGCCGAGATAGTCAGCTATCAGCTTCATCTTATCTGCCTTTGGTACATATCTTCCGGCCTTCCAATCTGACAGAACACCACTTCTGATGCCAGTAGCTCTACTCACATCAACAGGCTTTAAGCCTTTACTCTTCAATACACTTTCAAAATATTCATATCCTGTCATTTGTGGCCTCCTAAAAAATAACGGAAATCTGTAAAATAGTACTTGCATATATCTGAATTCCGATGTAACATAGACCACGTAAGCACGGAAAACCGTGCTAGACATAGTAAATATTACAGAATTCAATATAAATGTTATCTGTCAATTACATTATATCGGGTTTCCGTAATATTTACAAGAATAATACGGAAAGGAGGAGCAAATGGCATTAAAAAACATTGTTTATGAGAACTATGAGCGGCTGAGAGACAGGAAAGGTCTCAACAATGCTCAGGTAGCAACGGCAGCGGATATTCCAATGTCCACCATCTATGACTGGAAGGCAGGCAGATACATGCCTAAGACAGACAAACTGATGGCCATTGCCAAAGCGCTGGGTGTCACATTGGATGATCTCTTAAATGTTGAGGAGGAGTAAAGATGGAAGATAAGCAGAAGATCTGTGATCTGCTTCTGCCTGTGCTGCAGGCCACCAGGAACCTGTATGACCTGGAGAAGCTGACATATCACAGGGACGGAGACAGGGAGACTGTCACAGCCACATTCAGTAATGGTTATGACAAACATGCAAACGTGTCCATGGACTCCGGTACATCAATGATCAGAGACATTATCAAGCAGATTGTATAGGAGGATACAGAGTTGTTGACATTACCTAAATGCAAGGATCCTGATGGTGAGTGCTTTGCCCGGAAAGGTGACAAGTGCATCTGCCTCAAAGAAGGCATGAAAAACTGTTCCTTCAAGAAGCCTGAGCAGTTCGTGACCAATGGAGTTACCTATCCAAGGAAGCATCCTGATGAAAGGGTTGGTGGAAGATGCTGAAGATCACACCGGAAACCGCTGCCGGCATCATGGGATGCAGCGCACAGTTTGTCCGGATCGGCCTTCAGAGAGGCCGGCTGGATATTGGTGACGCTGTGAAGATGTCCAGCAAGTGGACTTATAACATCTCACCTGCCAAGCTGGCGGCAAGGCAGGGGATGACAATAGAGGAACTAGTGAAACAGCTGGAGAGGAGTCTGAAATGAAATGCTATTTCAATGACTGTGCAGGAGAGGGAAGGCTGGCAATGTGCTGCCTTGACTGCAGTGATGCAGACTGCCCGGAGCGGTGTCCATTCAATGACAGGACAAGCTGCATCTGGCTGACGGAGGATAAGAATGACATTAAGAGAAGTACTGAGCAAGATACCGCTGGAGCATAAGATCAGGATCCGGACAGAGAAGGGATCCAATTTCATCTTCATTGGTATGGCAGGTGAAGTGAATTTTGAGAGGCTGAACAATCAGACCAAGTGCAGGTCCTCAGTGGATCTCATGCTGGCAGTGTTCAATTATGATCCCAGACATCAGAAGGGTTTTGACAGGTATGTGGCCGCATTCAAGGCATGGAGACCTGTGGAGGACAGGGAAGTGCTTGAAACGTACCCAGGGCAGCTGGAGTACAGCACAGTGATCACCATCACTGGTGGAGAAGGGTGGCTGCATTATAATCCGAGTCTTGCACCACTGAAAGAGATCAATGAGCAGGGAGCGGAACTGCTGGCCACAAAGATCTATGAAGGCCTCTGCACTGAGCTGGTGCATGCCTATGAGACAGGGTACACAGATCTGATCACAAGATGTGAGGATGAGATCCGGCTGAACAGATACGGCATCCTGGAGCAGCCGGAGGGAATAATCAGAGCATGCAGAATCAAAGCAGGAAAGGAGTAAGCATGGGGCTTATGGATGCATTTAACGCAGAGGACAGGATCACACTGAAAGTCAGTGATTATGCCAAGGTACTCAAAGAGGGAGTCAAGGCAGATCTGATGATGAACGCTGTGACATGTGAGGTGCCTTACCAGTACATCAGGGAGATGGTGAGCGGCATCAAGGAAGAGAACAAGATCATACCGGTGCCGGTAGATGTGCTGCCGGATGTACTGATGGATGTCCTTGAAGAAATGTTCTCAGATTTTGAAGAGGAGGAAGATGATGAACCAGTATGTGGTGACGATGACACAGAAGAACGGTGTGAAAGTGAAAGCTGTGAAAGTGGAAGCGGAACGGAAGACGGATGTGATGAAGATCATGGATCAGAAGGAGCCGGCCTGGAGAGTTAAGAACATCCTCAAATTATACCCGGAGGACTTTGCAGAATGATCCAGTTATATGAGCACCAGAAGAGAGCACTGGAGCAGACAGCCGGCAGGAACAGATGTGCCTACTATTTGGACATGGGCCTTGGCAAGACTTTTGTAGGATCCGAAAAACTGAAGCAGCTTGGAGCCAAGGTCAACCTGGTGGTGTGTCAGAAGTCAAAGGTGCAGGACTGGGTGGATCACTTCCGCACCTACTACCCAGAGTACAAGACCTATGATGCCACAAGCGCCAAGAAAGATGAAAAGAGATCTTACTTCTATGGATTCTGGCTGACCTACAGGAACGGAAGTTTCTTTCCTTCCATCATAGTCATCAACTATGACCTGCTGTGGAGGAGGCCGGATCTGATGGATCTGAGGAACTTCACGCTGATGCTGGATGAGTCCTCACTGATCCAGAATCCGTCAGCTAAGCGGACCAAATTCATTCTGAAGATGCAGCCGGAGAACGTGATCCTGCTCAGCGGCACTCCCACTGGTGGGAAGTATGAGCGACTGTGGACTCAGATGCACCTGCTTGGATGGGGCATCAGCCGGAAGCTCTATGATCAGACATTTATGATCTGGGATTATATCGACAACTGGCAGACAGGATACAAGATCCCAGTGGTGAAGGGATACAAGAACATTCCGAGACTGAAAGACAAGATGAGGGAATATGGGTGCATCTTCTTGAAGACAGAAGAGTGCTTTGATCTCCCTCAGCAGCAGGATCTGCTGATCAGGGTGGACAGCTCAGCAGATTACAAGAGATTCATGAAGCACCGGTATCTGCAGATGTCAGACGGAACTGAGCTGATCGGAGATACCACACTGACCGCAAGACTATATGCAAGGCAGTTATGCGGCCAGTACAGCAAGGACAAGCTGTCAGCAGTGACAGATCTGATTGACTCCACAGAAGACCGGCTGATCATATTTTACAACTTTACTGCAGAAATGGAAATGCTCAGGAAGATCTGTGGTGACAGGCCGGTGTCCATAGTGAACGGATCCACCAAGGACCTGAGAGCCTATGAGCAGTGCTCAGACAGTGTGACGCTGATCCAGTACCAGGCCGGAGCACACGGACTGAACCTGCAGAAGGCAAGACGGATCATCTACTACACACTTCCGGAAAGCTCAGAGCTGTTTGAGCAGTCCAGGAAGAGGATCCACAGAATAGGACAGGAGCAGACCTGCTTCTACTACATACCAATCTGCAGAGGATCCATAGAGGAGAAGATCCTGCAGGCATTGAAGATGAGAAGAGACTACACTGACCAGCTCTTCAAACAGGATTACAAAAATGTTTAAACATGGGAAGAAAGGCACCAGGTTATACAGAATCTGGTTGCAGATGAAGAACAGATGTTACAACGCCAAAACAAGCAGGTATCCGGACTATGGTGGAAGAGGTATCAGAGTTTGTGATGAGTGGCTGCATGACTTCCAGGCCTTCTGGGATTGGTCAATGTCACATGGATATGCTGACGATCTGAGCATAGACCGGATCAACAATAATGGTGATTATTCACCGGATAATTGCAGGTGGGTGAGTCCACTGGTACAGGCGAACAATTCAAGACATTGCAGGGTGCTGACATTCAATGGAGAATCGCACAGCATCTCTGAGTGGTCAAGAATCACCGGTATACCAAGACACACCATCAGTAACAGGGTGAATTCCTATGGGTGGACAGTAGACAAGGCACTCACTGTAGCAAATGGTGCCGGAAAGAGGGGCAGACATGAAAAGGACTATCAATAAGATCCGGGTGGCAGTGCTGAAAGTGATCACTGCAGTTATGGCGCTGATCCTGATCCTGTGCATGAGCACAGTGGATGGTGATCTGAAAGTGTGGATCCCTCTTTTTATGGTTTCAGCAGGATGGACATTCCTGATCATGCTGGCCAATGGACATCTGACCTGTGGAGACTGCAAAGACAAAAACAAGTGCATGGAGAGATCCAGGAATTATCCATGCAGGGATTTCAAGAGGAAGGAGAAGAATGAAGGTACTGGTAATAGTCCTGCTGATCATCGGGTGCATGATCGCATGCATGATGTACTGCCTGGCGGCAGTATCCAGCAGGTACAGCAAGTATGAAGAGGAAGAGATGGGGCCTGAAAAGGAATTTGAAAATCAGATCAAAGCATTCCTGAAAGAGCAGGGATGCTGGTACATCAAGTACTGGGGAGGAGGCGGCTATACCAAAGCAGGTATACCGGATCTGCTGATCTGCTGCAGTGGGAAGTTTGTAGCAGTGGAAGTGAAGGCAGCCAAAGGAGAGCCGTCAGATCTTCAGCGGAAGACAATAAGAGATATCAGAGCTGCCGGTGGTGTGGCATTCACACTGTATCCGGATCAGTTTGAAGAGTTTAAGCACATGATCATAAACATGAAGGAGGGCAGGACATGTTCACTGCAGAACAGGCAAGAGAGTATGTAACCAAGAGACTGATGGCCACCAGAAGGAAGGGAATGAAGAAGCTGCTGGCCTATATGGATGATATCGGATTTTTTACGGCACCGGCATCCGGAGGAAACCATCTGAGCTGTGAGGGAGGACTGGTGATCCACACAGCCAATGTCATGATGATGGCTGAGAAATTCGGCAAGGACTGCTTTGGCGCTGAGGGATACAAGAACATCAAGCACAGCCTGATGCTGGCAGCAGGCCTGCATGATCTTGGCAAGTGTGGCCGTGAAGGAACACCTTACTATGTGGAAAACCTGGTCAAGGCAGGGAGGCCCACCAAAGCGGATCCTGTGCAGCACTACAAGAGATCTGAGAGCAAGCCTTACTCCATTAATAAGAATCTGTGCCATGTGGATCATCCTCTGAGATCTGTGGAGCTGGCTACTAAATTCATTGATCTGACGGAAGAGGAACTGCATGCAGTCTTCTACCATGATGGCATGTATGGATCACTGGCCTATGACCTGAAGGGTCATGAGGAACCGCTGCAGACCTGCCTGCACTTTGCAGACTTCTGGGCGGCACAGTTTATGGAAGATAAGGCAGCAGCCAAGGAAGGAGAAGAATAATGGTAAATGTGAAAGCTGATGACGGTTTTGGGCACAGTATTAACTACAACTGCAAGGCAGCAGTGATGATGATACTGGATCCGGAGAATGAAGACTGCAATGCAGTGACCTCACTGATGGGAACAGGCAACGCAAAAGAGATTGTGGATGCAATGGGCAAATGCACCGGAGAGATCCTCACTGCACTGGTCAAGGATCCTGTGGAGCGGATGCTGCTGGCTCTGATGCTGACAACTGAGATCTACAGTGCAGCCAAGGGAAAAGGCAGCACTGAGTCAAAAGTGGTGGAGGACACCCGCACACCTGTAAAGGAGGATGAGTGATGACTATAAGAGAGAAACTGCTGAAGATCCAGGCAGAGCTGAAGGTGCCTAAGAGCGCCAGGAATGCCTTTGGAGGGTACAAGTACAGGACAGTGGACATGATCGCTGAAAAGGTCAAGCCGCTGACAGAGAAATACAAGTGTGTACTGGTGATGGGTGATGAAGTGGTGCTGATTGGTGAGCGCTACTACGTGAAAGCCACAGCATCACTGGGAGATCTTCAATCAGCTGAGACAGTCACTGTCACAGCATATGCAAGGGAGCAGCTGGAGAGGAAGAAGTCTGATGAAAGCCAGCTGACCGGAGCAGCATCCACCTATGCAAGGAAGTATGCACTCAATGGTCTGTTCCTGCTGGATGACACAGCGGATCCTGACTCCTATGCTGGTGCTCCGGAGGATGATGATCCGGCAGAACTGGACCGGCAGGAGGCTGAAGATCTCAAACAGCAGGAAGAAGAGAAGCCTAAGAGAAGGACCAGGACTGCAAGGAAGAAGAGGGAAGAGAGCATTGATGATTATGTGAATCCTCCGGAGACTCCGGACGGATCAGAGGAGCTTCCCTTCTCTGAGCAGGATGCAAAGCTCACAGAAGACAAATTCTACTATGTGGAGAAGGATGGCAACTACATCATGAAGCATGCAGGTGAATATCCTCCGGAAGGCGGCAAGGAGGTCACCAAGGATGAATTTATCAAAGGATCCGCTGAGATCGCAACAGGCAAGAAGCGCACAAGAAGAGTAAGAAAGGCAAGAGACTAAATGAGCAGACTTAGTGAGAAGTACGGCAAGAAGGTAAGCAGCAAGGAAGCACAGGCCATTCAGAAGGCAATGGATGAGCAGAAGCAGAACAGGAACAAGTATAAGGAAGTGCCGGCAGGGGAGTACTCCGTGGTGGTGGACAAGCTGGAGCTGGGTGAGTCCTCCTGGGGGGATCCTCAGATCTCCATCTGGTTCAAGATCACAGAGGGTGAGTACAAGAATAACAGGATCTTCTACAATGGCACATTCGATGAGCATTTTGAGCATGGCATCAATGCCACTGCCATCCTCCTGGCAGATCTGCTGGATGACGATGACCTGACATCCGCACAGATCGCAGTGATCCTGGGTAAGTGGGAGGATGACCAGTCAATAGTCTCAGACTTCGTGGCCGATGCTGCAGAACTGGTGGAGGAGCTGTCCTACGACCTGAACTACACCACCACGGTCAGCAAAAAGAAGAACAGCAACGGCAAGCCTTATGTCAATCATACATGGGAAGTCCTTGGTGTATATGAGAACTGATGCAGATATGACTACAGTGCCGGCAGGTCCGGCACTGTACATAGCAGGAGGATGAAATGGTCTTCTATGAAGGACACAGAGTGTATATGAACGGCAGCTATCCTACCATTTTCTTAAATGGTCAGAATGTCTACGTTCATAGGCTTGAATGGGAGAAGCATTATGGTCACATCCCAAAAGGATATATTATCCACCACATTGATGGTGATAAGAAGAACTGGAGTATAGGTAATCTTACACTTCTTTCTAGGTCTGAGCACATCAGAGAGCATGCAGAAGTGGTGCACAGAAAAGGCATCCGCATTATGGCAATGAAAGATGATGTAACTCTGATCTTTTCCAGCATCAAAGAGGCTGCAGAAAACTGTGGAACATATCCCAGTGGAATACGGAGGATTATGCAAGGGAAGCAGTACACAGCCAATGGGTGGAAATTCAGAAGGGTGGGTGATTAGAATCATTTTCTATGACTATGAGACATTCAAATATGATTGGCTGGTGGTCCTGACAGATCTTACTGCGGACCATGAGATAGAGACAGTGATCCATAATGACCAGGATCAGCTGCAGAAGTATCTTGATGATCATGCCTATGACATCTGGGCAGGATACAACAGCCGGCACTATGACCGATGGATCCAGAAGGCAATCCTCTGTGGGCTGGATCCAAAGGAGATGAATGACTGGATCATTGTGCAGAAGCAGGAACCATGGGCCTTCTCTTCCCTGCTGAAGGAAGTAGAGTTTAACAACTATGATGTGATGCCTAATCCTCCTGTTGGCCTGAAGGCCCTGGAGGGTTTCATGGGCCACAACATCAAGGAAACATCCGTACCATTCAACATTGACAGGAAGCTGACAGAGGAAGAGATCCAGCAGACCATCTTCTACTGCAGGCATGATGTGCATGAGACCATTGAGGTCTTCTTCCACAGGTATGCAGAGTTTGAGGCACAGCTTGGTATTGTGACTGCCTTTGGGCTGGATCTCTCCTGCATCGGTGACACTGAGGCAAGGATCACAGCCAAGGTGCTGGACTGTAAGAAGCAGGAGTACACAGATGAGTTTGACTATTACTTCCTTCCCTGTATCAAGCTGAAGAAGTACAGGTATGTCATGGACTGGTTCCAGTCACTGAAAAAGACTGCACCACAGGATCCTGACCACAGCAGGGCCTATGACCTGAAGAGGAGAGCATGGTACAGCCAGGAGCTGATCACGGAAGTGGCAGGTGTGCCTCACAAGTTTGGCTTTGGCGGCCTGCATGGTGCAATAGGCATCATCAAGATCAAAAAGAACGGAGACAAGGAGATTGAGAACACACCGGTGCACATGACTGGCCTCCTGCTCCATGTTGATGTGGGATCCTACTATCCTTCAATGCTGATAGCACATGGACTGGTCACAAGATCCGCAAGGAATGACAACTACAAGAAGGTCTATGACACCAGAATGGCACTGAAGAAGGCAGGCAAGAAGAAGGAGCAGGCACCATACAAGAAGCTGCTCAATGCCCTGTCAGGTGCCATGAAGGACAAGACCAATCCGGCCTACGATGCCAGGAACAACAACTGCATGTGCATCAATGGCCAACTGATGTTATTGGATCTAATTGAACATTTGGAAGCTGTGGAAGGTTTTGAGCTGATCCAGTCCAATACAGATGGTCTGATCATCCGGATCCCGGATACAGATGAAGCATTTGACCAGGTGGATGACATCTGCTGGGAATGGGAGCAGAGATGCAGTACAGACAAATGCAGCATACTCCTGGGGCTGGATGTGATCAGTGAGATCTATCAGAAGGATGTTAATAACTACCTGTGGGTGGATGAGGATGGAGGAGTTGAGCGCAAGGGTGACTATCTCAAAGAGCTGTCACCAATAGACTACAATCTGCCAATACTCAACACAGCACTGGTGGAGTACATGGTGCACAAGACTCCTGTGGAGGAGACCATCAATAAATGTGACCGGCTGATAGAGTTTCAGAGCATCGTTAAGCTCTCAGATGCCTATGACTATGTGGAGCGTGAACACGGTGCGTCCTACCATGAGCAGAAGTATGACAAGAAGGGCAAGAAGGCCGGCAAGAGGCTGGTATACAGTGAACGGCAGCGGTCCTACAACAAGGCATACAGAGTCTTTGCTTCCAAGGATCCAAAGGATGGAAGGCTGCTGAAGTGTCGGACACTGAATGATGGAACGTACCAGGAAGCCAAGTTTGGCAAGACTCCTGACAAGTGCTTCATTGTCAATGATGACATCACTGACATGAGGTGCCCGGAGAAGCTGGACAGGCAGTGGTACATAGAATACGCAAAAAGAAGATTGGAGGGATTTGGAATTGGCCAGTGACGTTAAGAAGATGATCCTGAAGTACGGCAAGTGCACAGCGTTTGCATCAAACGGAAGGACCACAGAAGCGGTAACAAGGTGCACTGGGTGCGGAGAAAAGATCAAGTCAACTGATGACCTTACACACGTACATTTCTCACTTACCAAGCGTAAGACATGCCTCTTCTGGCATGAGAAGTGTACAGAGAAAGTATGGAGCAGTCGGATCTATGTGGAAAGGAAATGACAGGATATTTAAGACATATGTTAAAGGAAGGTCATCCGGATCCGGCAAGAGACCTGCAGAAAAGGTCAAAGACAGAGACCACATATCAGACTATGAAGATGTAGAGAACTGTGACTGCTTTGGTGGGATCCTCAATCCGGGGATCATTGACATCAGCTTTGATGACAAAGGGATGTATGAAGCATTCCTGCAGATGGCTGAGGACAATGAGTGGAAGTGCCTTGCACTTCCCTCCTCCAAAGGAGGGCACACTTACTGGAGATCCAGCAGGCGCTATCTGAAGAACGGTGCTGACAAGAAGCTGGCAGTGGGGCTGGTGGCAGATCTGCACAGCGGATCCACTTACATTCCGCTGAAGGTCCATGGTGAGTGCCGGTATCCTCCGGACTATGACATCCTGGAAGATGAGGACTACCAGGAGGTGCCGGAAGAGCTGCTGCCGGTGGGCACCACAGTGAATCTGTGGCAGATGCAGGACGGTGAAGGGAGAAATCAGGAGATCTTCCGATACATCCAGAGACTGCAGGCAGCTTACCATTTCTCACAGGAAGTGATCACAAGGATCCTCAGCAATGCCAATGAGTATGTACTGGCAGATCCGCTGGCACTCTCAGAACTGGACACCATCACAAGGGATGAGGCATTTGAAAAGCCGGTATTTTTTAACGGCAAGACATTCCTCTTTGATGAATTCGCAGTGTGGCTGATGAATGAGCACCATGTGGTGACGATCTCCGGACAGCTCCACATCTACAAGGATGGTGTGTATGTCCCCGGAGCTTCCTATATTGAGAGGACCATGATTGAGGAGATCCCTAATCTGAGGAAGGCACAGCGGAAGGAAGTCATGGAGTACATGATCCTGAAGGCCGAGAAGGTAAGCATGGCAGATGCCAGGTACATTGCATTCAGGAACGGTGTGCTGGACATGGTGGACAAGAAGATGCTGCCATTCACTCCGGAGCGCTACGTGACCAATCAGATCCCATGGGATTACATCCCTTCAGCATATGATGAGACAGCAGACAAGATGCTGGACAGGATAGCATGCCATGATCCGGATGTAAGAGCACTCCTGGAAGAATGCATAGGCTACTGTTTCTTCAGGAGGAATGAACTTAGAAAAGCCTTCATCCTCACTGGTGGCAAGAGAGGCGGCAAGAGTACATACCTTGACTGTATCAAGGCCATACTCGGCAATGAGAATGTGAGCAGCCTGGACCTGAAGGAAGTAGGAGACAGATTCAGCACAGCAATGATGGCCGGCAAGCTGGCCAACATCGGTGATGATATATCAGATGACTTCCTGATGGGATCCCAGGTGGCAATGTTCAAGAAGGTGGTAGCTGGGAACAGGATAAAGGCTGAGCGGAAAGGATATGATCCTTTTGATTTTGATCCTTATGTGAAGCTGCTGTTTTCGGCCAATGAGATACCAAGGATGAGAGATAGAGGCAACGCTGTGCTGGACAGACTGATCATAATCCCCTTCAATGCGGTCTTTGACAAGTCGGATCCTGACTATGATCCATTCCTGAAGTACAAGGTGGTGGAGCAGAAGTCAGTACAGTACATGATCAGACTGGGAGTGGATGGACTGATCAGAGTCCTGCACCAGGCAGGATTCACACAGGCAGCGGTGGTCAGACAGAGAATGCAGGAGTATGAGGAAGAGAACAATCCCATGCTTGCATTCCTGAAGGATGTGGATGTGGATGCTGACATCCTCAATGAGCCTACTGGTGATGTTTACCGGAGGTACACAGTCTTCTGCCAGGAGAACGGCCTGAGCGCCATTGGTAAGACTGTATTCAGCAGGCAGCTCTGCAGCATGCTGGGCATTGAGTCGGTGCAGAAGAAGATAGGTGGAAAGAACACAAGGATATATTTGAAGCAATAAAAAAGGAACCGGTGGGAGTTTGGGAGACTGATACCGGTTCCAGGGTAAGAAGATACCGGGATCATTATACCACAATGCCCGGTAAAAGGAGGGTGTATGAAGGATAATCTGATCCGTGATATTGAACTTAAACTGAGTGCATCCTGTCCGGAAATAGACAGAGAAAAAGTACTGAGTTGTGTGATCTCATGCCTTAATGACTATGATGTAACAGCCAGAGAGACCAGTCTGACAGTCAGATATGAGGATCTTAATGAAAAGATTCTGAAGCGGTACGTGGCATGCAGCCGGGTTGATGGCAAGTCAGAGAAAACAGTACGGCAGTATATCTGGGTCTGTAACAGACTGAGCACCTTCCTGAGGAAACCGTACACTGATATGTCCGCCAATGACATCAGGTACTTTTTAGCAGAACAGAAGGCACAAGGTATTCAGAGTGTAACTGTTGAAAATTACAGAGCATATATTTCTGCTTTCTTCCACTGGATGACGGTAGAAGAGATCATACCAAAGAATCCGACAGACAAGATCAGATCTATCAAGTGTGAGATCAAAGAGAAACTGCCTTACTCCAGTGTTGAGATAGACAAGATAAGGAGTGCATGTGATTCCCTGAAAAGGAGAGCAATGATAGAAGTACTCCTGTCTTCCGGAGTACGGTGCAACGAGCTGACAGGACTGGACATCTCAGATGTTGACTTGCGGAACCGGATCCTTCTTGTCCGCAATGGTAAAGGAGGAAAGAGCAGAAGAACATATATCTCAGAAGTGGCAGCGGAGTACCTTGGGCGTTACCTGTCCACACGCAAAGATTCTGGTGTTGAACTGTTCAGAACACAGATGGGTGGACGGTATACATGTTCAGGTGTCCAGGACATGATGAGAAGGCTTGGAAGGCAGGCAGGGATCACTGATGTGCATCCGCACAGATTCCGGAGAACCTTTGCTACCAGTCTGTACAGGAAAGGTATGGACATCCATGAGATCCAGAAACTCATGGGACACAGCAAAATACAGACAACGCTGACCTATATCTATACTGATGACAGTCAGATCAGGAGTGCTTATGAGAGATATGCAGCATAAGAAGGGAGGGAAAATGGCAAAGCGCCACATGACCGGCCATGAGAAGGCATACAAGAAGATAGGAGAGGAAGGCAAGAGACAGTGCTTCCGCTTATACAGTGCCGCTGCCATTGCGCTGTACAGGCACTATGACAAGAAGCAGCAGGCTATCACAAACTTCTTCAGGATGAGCCTGGAGATATGGAGAGACTGTGCCAAGGACTACAACAGCAGCATGATACAAATGTGTGAAGAGGAAACAGGGATTGAGATCCAGAACGGTGACGGCAAGAGCTGGAAGGATCTGCCGTATCTCAACGGATCCCTGAATCCGGGAATGATGACCTATGAGCAGTGGACCTACATGAGACTGCAGCAGGTCAAATGGGTGAGGCCACAGATCATGGCCTGCCTGCTCCTCACTCTTCACAGGAAGTATGGTTTTGGTTATGAGAGATGCAGCCGGATCTATGGAGAGATCCAGGAGATTGAGGCAGAGTACCGGATGGATCCAAAGAAGCTCCGGAAGACCTGCCATGAAGAAGTAGGAATTGATGTAGCAGATATAGTCACCATAGGAGGGTGAGATGAGCGGATTTATTAATGCTGAGAGTTTTCTGGCAGAGCACAGAGGTGCTGACATATTTGAAGTGGTACAGATGGCCTACGAGGAAGGGAGGAAGGATGGCAAGAGTGAACAGCTGGAGAAGGTAGTGGCTGAGCTGAAGAGCCTGCTGCAGGATCCTGCCAAGGAACAGACCAAGAGTGAACCTGTCCAGGATCCGGCCAAGGAAGAGGCTGCAGACAACAGCAAAGGTGATGACCTGCTCACCAAGGCGATCCTGAAGAAGCCTAAAGCCGGCGGCCATCCGAAAGCAGAACTGATGAAGAGCATGGCCAGAGAGGGCAAGAGTCTTCAGGAGATCATGGAAGCGGCAGGCTGCAGTGAACCTACTGCAAGGAAGTATATGAGGGAGGCGCTGGATGAAAAATGATGCAGTCAGCAGGTCAGCGGCAATAAATAAGATGGTGGATCTTTCTTGCAACGGTAAGACTGTTAGTGTTGTTCCGGTAAGCGAAATAGAGCAGTTACCGCCAATTCAGCCGGAGATCATCAAGTGCATGGAGTGCATACACTATGAGGCCAGTATAGTGGGTAATCCGTGGGGAGTGTGCTGTCACAAGGACTGGATAGCCAATAATATTGGTCACAATGTCGATGAGGACGGATGGTGCTACAGAGCAGAGAGGAGACGAAATGAACATTGAGCAAGAGAAAATGATTGTTGAGGCTCTACCGAGTTTGTATCCGTTGCATAAACACGAAGAAGATGCAATCAGAGTTGTTTTGAACGCAATACCACACTGGATTCCGTGCAGCGAGGGACTTCCCAAAGAGGAAGGATTTTATCTTGTGACGTTGGAAGACAAATGTGGTGCTGAGACAACTATAAGATTCTTCCGAATTGAAAACGGAGAACGCCACTGGAGTTTATGGGGAAATGAGAATATAACGGCATGGATGCCAAAGCCAGAACCTTACAAGGAGGAAACAGAGTGAAAGGTGTAATAGTAAAAGGCATGGAAATGCCCACAAACTGCAGTGACTGTCCTCTTAACTATGATCAGATGTCTTGTATTGTGACCGGCACCAGATGGTGGTCAGACACAATGGTGCTCATGGGTTTTGACAGTGACAAGGAGAGACTGCATGACTGTCCACTGATCGCAGTAGAGCTTGAGATCCATCCACCTGTGGACATCGCAGCAGCGGAAAAGGAAGCAGTCATACCGCTGGAAATGATGGATAAACTTCTGAGAGGAGGAGCAGAATAATGGGAATGATTAAACCTGAGAGAGACAGCCGGCTGGATGAGCTGATCACCAAGGAAGAGGCAGTCAATGCAATTGAGCAGGCATTCAATGAGGCAGTAAAAGGACTTGATATGAGCAGCCCTGTTTATGGTCTGCTGGATGCAGTAACTGGGATCAGCAAGTGCCACATCATGCTGTTGTCACATGCACAGGAGGAAAATGTGCCGTGATTGACGTATTGATAGCATTTGCAGTCGGACAGATCATCGGTGTGCTCATACTTATGATCGTAGCTTGTATTATGTTGTGGAGGTGGTGGAGATGTGGACAGTGACCAGTGATTATGTTAAGGGAGTGCTCACCTATTTTGTGGAGCACAAGGAGACCGGAGAGAGGAAAGGATCCTTTGACTGCCGGCCGTGGGCAGAGGAGTTTGCTGATGAACTGAACATGGAAGAAGCGAACAGAGAGGAGGCAACATGAGTGACTTTGCAGTATGCCTGCTGGATCTCATGGCCTGCCATGACATGTCTCAGAGACAGCTGGCTGATGAGCTTGATCTGTCCAATGCAACTATCTCCAGGCTGATCAACGGCAAGAGCAGGTATCCGGATGTGGAGACTCTGATCAAACTGGCAGACTTCTTTGGGGTGACAACTGACTACCTTCTTGGGAGAGAGTCATGACACTGGATGAACTGAGAGCTGAAGCAGGCAGGCATGGATACAGGCTGCAGAAGATCCCGGACTATGACTGCTCATGCTACATGCCATACCCAAACGAACGGCACCGGCATAAAAATGGGAAGTGGAAATGTGTAGACAATTATGAGCCGTCACAGCACAAACCTAAGTATAACTGCTATCACATGCCGTGTACTTATTGCAATAAACGTGTAACAGTTTAAGTATTAACACAATACCGTAAAGGTAGCAGATAGGTAACAGATGGTAACAGATAAAGGTAGCAGATGAAAGTGGCTAAATAAGCCGTGGTAACAGATGGTAGCAGATACTTTGAACTTCTTTTATTTTTTAATAAATAAAATATATATATAGTAATAGAAGTGCGTTTTATCTGCTACCATCTGCTACCTTCCCATAAATAAAGGCTTTTTCGGCATTTCATCTGTTACCTATCTGCTACCTATCTGCTACCTATCTGTTACCCAGAGGAGAGACCAAATGACAGCTAAGGAGTATTTGAATCAGATCCGGCTGCTGGATCTGAAGATAAGCCAGAAGCAGGAGGAGAGAGATCATCTGAAAGCAATGGCAGCAGGCAACAGCTCACCGGTCCTGAGCAAGGACAAGGTACAGACATCAGGATCCGGAGACAAGATGGCAAGGACGGTGGACAAGTACATTGACCTGGAGAAAGAGATAGAGAAGATGATCAGCCAGTATGTGGACATGCGTGACCACATCATTGATCAGATACATTCTCTTGGTGATTCAAAGTATGTAGAGCTTCTGTACCTGAAGTATGTGGGCCGGAAAGAGGACAATGGGAAGATCCACTATCTCAGACTGGAAGAGATTGCATGTGTGATGAAGAAGAGCAACGGACTTCCATACAGCTATGAACACATCAGGATGCTGCATGGTGAGGCACTGAAGAGATTTGCTGAGGTTAATTCCCTGAAATAATGTAGCATTCTTACATATCACTTATGATACTATGGCAGGGTGAAAAGATCAGGAGGCAGATGCCACCTGATCTTTTTGTTTGGGTGGAGGGCATGGAGATCAATGGTCACTGAAGAGTGGATCAGGGAACTGATCAGCAAGGATGAGCTGTGGAGGTTCTACAAGAGCAAGGAGTGGATCAAGTTAAAGAGATCTATCCTGAAGGAACACCACTATGAATGTGCTGAGTGCAGGAAGCTGGGAGTGATCACAAGACATGATGGTGACAGGCTGCTCAGTACTGTGCATCATGTATGCCATGTGAGAGAACATCCGGAGCTTGCACTGAGCCGATGGTATAAGGACTATGAGACAGGAGAGATGAAAGAGAACCTGATACCAGTCTGTAAGTCCTGCCACAATAAGCTGCATCCTGAGAAGCAGAAGATGAAAAAGAATCCGGAAGGATTCGTCAATGAAGAGAGATGGTGATTATACCCCCGGATCCCCTATACCCCCTTTTTTCTGGGGGAGCTGACAACGGGAAGGGGTGCTAGACAATCCATCTCTACAGCATTTTTACAAGGGGTGGGTATATGTTGACTCCTGATAAGATCAAAAAATCAAAAGCATATAAGTCCATCCGGAAGTCATTACTGGACCAGCTGGAGCGTGGTGGAAACGATCTGCCGCACTTCACTGACCTGGTAGAGGACTACATGAAGATGTATGTGATCAAGGAACTGGCCAATGATGACATCAGGATCCGTGGTACGTTTGTGGAGTGGCAGAATTCTGAGACTCAGTACGGATCCAAGAAGAATGACAGTGTGGATCAGGTCCTGAAGACCAATCAGCAGATGATCAAGCTCCTGGACATGTTAGGCATTAAGCCTGATGCTGGTCTTGGTGGGGAAGATGAAGAGATGTGATCTTCCTCCTGAAGTCCGGGAATGGATCGACATAGTAGAGAATGACACCTACCAGTGTTGTGAGGAGCAGCATCTACTGGTGGAACATGTGCAGAAGTGCTTTGAAGAAGAGGACATCTACATAGACATGGAGCAGCTGCACAACTACATGAAGATCTGTGAAAAGTACATCCCATTCCCACTGTTCCCTTGGCAGAAATTCTGCATCGCACTGCATGACTGCACCTACTGGAGAGGATCCGGACAGGTGAGATGGCCGGATCTGTTCTGTATGCTGGGCCGTGGTGCCGGCAAGGATGGCACCATAGCTGTTGAGAGCATGTGCCTTACATCTCCGTACAACGGCATCAAAGAGTATGATGTGGACATCTGTGCCAACAATGAGGAGCAGGCAGTCAGGCCGGTGCAGGATCTGACAGGGTTCTTTGAGGAGCCGGCCATCATACGGAAGATCAAGCGCTTTTATGGGTGGACCAAGGAGAGGATCATCTGCACCAAGACAAGATCCGTGATCAAGGGCAGGACCAACAGCCCGAAAGGCAAGGACGGCCTCAGATCCGGCATAGTGATCTTCAATGAAATCCACCAGTATCCGAATTATGACAACATTAATGTATTTACTACTGGTCTTGGCAAGAAGAAGCATCCGAGGAGGAGCTACTACACCACCAATGGAGATGTGAGAGAGGGTCCGCTGGATGATCTCCTGGCTGAAGCAGAGGACATCCTGAGAGCCGGATCCGATGACAACGGACTGCTGCCATTTGTTTGCAAACTGGATTCCAAGGAAGAGGTGGATGATGAGGCCAACTGGCCAAAAGCTAATCCATCTCTTCCGTACCTTCCAAATCTGCTGATGGAGATCCGGAAGGAGTACAGGGAGTGGAAGAAGAACCCGGACCGGCTGCCGGCATTCATGTCAAAGAGAATGAACCTGCCGGAGTCTTCCAAAGAGTCAGCTGTGGCTGACTGGGAGTCCATAGCGGCCACCAATAAGGAAATCCCGGACCTGAAAGGCTGGAACTGCTCCGTGGGGATCGACTACTCCAAGACTACAGACTGGATGGCAGTCAATTTTCACTTCAAAGACGGTGACAAGCGCTATGACATCAACAAGGCATGGATCTGCAGAGAGAGCAGAGACATTCCAAGGTTAAAATGTCCATGGCAGGAGTGGCTGAAAGGTGATCACCTGGAGATTGTGGATGATGTGGAGATCCATCCATCCATAGTAGCCAATTACATCCAGGAGATGGGCCGTAAATACAACATCAGCATGGTGGCTATTGACTCCTACAGGTACTCACTCCTGTCTGATGCACTCTCCAAGGTGGGTATCAGCAAGGACCAGAAGAACCTGATACTGGTCAAACAGACAGATATCATCAAAGTGGTGCCGGTTATAGACCACTGTTTCCTTAACAGGTACTTCCACTGGGGCAATAATCCGGTGCTGAGGTGGGCCACTAATAATACAAAGACAATCAGATATGGCAGAGATGTGGGAGCCGATAAAGGCTCCTTTGTTTATGCCAAAATTGAGGCAAAAAGCAGAAAAACAGATCCGTTTATGGCACTTGTGGCCAGTATGGTGGCTGAATCTGCTATAAAAGAGCGTCCAAAGATAACTAAAGTGAATGTCATTACATTCTGAAAGGGGGTGATCAGGTGGCATGGATTAGTGATTTCCTTGAAAAACTCTTCCCTGTCAAAGAGAAATACGGACCGGATGCATCATCTGTGGTGATAGACATTCCTGCAGAGCTTTATTACAAGGAACTGGCCATTTATACAGCATCATCTCTGATCAGCAATGCTATCAGCAGATCTGAAATGAGGGTATTTGAGAAGGGAAAGCCGGTAAAGAACCGTGACTACTACCTTCTGAATGTCTCACCAAACAGAAATGAGACATCCAGTGTCTTCTGGCACAAGGTGATCAACAGAGTGATCCGCAACGGTGAGGCCCTGGTGGTGGAGGCAGGCGGCTATCTGTACTGCGCTGACTCTTACACAAGAGCTGTGGAGCGGCCTGTGCTGGGTGACATCTATGAGATGGTGGCTGTGGGTAATTTTACTTTTGAAAAGAAGTTTACACAGGATGACAGCTATCTGTTCCGGCTGGACAACATCAATGTGAGACAGCTGATTGATGGAATGTACATGGAATACGGCAAGATCCTGTCATCCGCTGCCAAAGCGCTGAAACAGACCAATGGGCAGAAGTACAAGCTCCATATTGACGGTGTAAAAGCCGGTGATACGGAATTCAATAATGAGTTTGAAAACTTCATCAAGAAGCAGCTGAAGACCTACATGGAGTCTGACAATGCTGTGTATCCGGAGTTTGACGGATACAAGCTGGAAGCGGATCCGACATACGGAAACGGCAAGAGCGGATCTGCTGCAGATTTTGTCTCACTGAAAAAGGAGCTGTTTTCCTCTGTGGCCGGTGCCTTCCATATCCCGGAGAGCATGATGACCGGCAACATCACGAACATGGCCGACATCATCGGATCTTTCCTCACGTTTGGTGCGGATCCGTATGCTGACATGATCACAGAGGCGCTGAACAAGGAAGCAGGCCCGGAGAACTACCTGGCCGGCAACTATTACCAGGTGGACACCAGCAGGATCATGCACAGGGATGCATTTGATGTGGCTGCTGATGTCTCCAATCTCATTTCATCGGGTGTCAAGTGCATTGATGAAGTCAGGGAAATGTTAGGTGATGCACCACTGAACACTGACTGGTCCAAAAAGCACTTTATCACTAAAAACTTTGAGGAGATCGAAAGATTCCTTACATCAACTGAGAAAGGAGGTGAATGACGGTGAGAAAGCAGAAATTCTATCAGATCACAACGGAAGGACGGACTGCTGACATCAGCATTTATGGTGACATCAGCAGCACAGCCGAGATCATGAATAAATGGCTTGATGCAGAGCTGGAGGTATCTGCCAGGGGAATTGTGCAGGAGATCAATGGCCTGGATGTGGACACCATCAATGTGTACATTAATTCCTATGGTGGAGAAGTGGCAGAAGCGCTGGCTATCTATTCGGCACTTAAACGTCATTCGGCATCTGTGCACACGTTCTGTGATGGTTTTGCCTGCAGTGCAGCCACCATCATCTTCTGTGCAGGTGATGTCCGGACGATGGGATCCATTGCTTTGCTGATGATCCACAACTGTATGAGCTACCTTGGATACGCAAACTCTGAGGAGATGCGCAAGGCAGCAGAAGACAATGACAAGATCAATCAGTCCAGCATTGAGGCCTACAAGAAGGTCTCCAATCTGTCTGAGGACAGGATCCGGGAGCTGATGAGTGCTCAGACATGGATGACTGCTCAGGAGTGCCTTGAGTATGGTTTTGCTACAGAGATTGCAGACCAGGAAGAGGACGCTGCAGCAGCTCAGCAGTCTGCCTTTGGGCTGATCCGTGATGCTGTGCTGAGTACACAGGCCCAGTCTGTTGTGGATCTGCATGCAGATCTTGGTGAGCTGATGACCGGCCTCAATGAGGTTAGGCAGAGCTTGGCAGAGCTTGGCACAAAGTTTGATGCCATGCAGAAGGCAGAAGAAGATCCGGATGAAGACCCGGATGAAAAGGATCCTGATGATCCTGATGAAAAGGATCCTGATGATGATCCTGATGAAGAACCTGAAAACAAAGCAAAAGAATTCTTCAATAAACTATTTTCTTAACAAGAGGAGGAAAAGCAAATGCTTAGAAAGAACAGCATGATGACTATTGCTTCCGCTGCACTGCAGGAGGCATTCAATTCCAAAGACGCTACACCTGAGACTATCCAGGCAGCTTTTGAGCAGTTTGGATCTGCCATTGCTGCTACAGTACAGTCTGATTTTGAATCTGCACATGGTGACAGACAGATCCTTGCACAGCGTGGTTTTCGTCAGCTGACAGCTGAAGAGACCAAGTACTATCAGGCTATCATTGAGGCCGGCAAGAGCAACACACCTAAGCAGGCCTATGACGGTCTCATGAGTGACAAGGTGATGCCCACCACCATCATTGAGGATGTTTACAAGGATCTGCTTGAAGAGCATCCGCTGCTTGCAAAGATTAATTTCCAGTCCGTGGCATACCTGACCAGATGGATCCTCAATGATCACTCTGTCCAGACTGCTAAGTGGGGCGCTATCAATGAGGCAGTCACCAAGGAAATCAAGTCCGCATTCAAGACTGTTGAGATCACACAGTGCAAGCTCTCCGCATACGCTGCAATCGAAAAGGACATGCTGGATCTTGGTCCTGCATTCCTGGACAACTACATCCGTACATTCCTCAAAGAGGCCATTGCGGTAGCTCTTGAAGATGCGATCATCACCGGCACCGGCAAAGATATGCCTATCGGCCTTGACCGTGACATCCATCAGGGTGTTTCCGTCTCTGGTGGTGTATATCCTCAGAAGACTGCTGTAGCTATTACATCCTTCATGCCTAAAGAGTACGGCACGATCCTGGCCGGACTGGCTGAGACTGAGGTCTATTACACTGCTGATGCTACTGGTGACATCACACCGGCCAGCACTGCTGCAAATTCTGACGGATCCGCTAAGACCGGTTATACAAAGCATGGCGGCCATGCACGTAACTTTGACAGTGTTCTCCTGATCTGCAATCAGAAGGATTTCCTGTCCAAGATCATGCCTGCTACCACAGTCCTCAATGCTGCAGGTGGATTCACCACCAACATCTTCCCTTTCCCTACAGAAGTGATCCGCTCCTCCAGAGTTGCAGCCGGCAAGGCAATCCTCTGCCTGCCTGAAGAGTACTTCTTTGGCATCGGCACTTCCAAGGACGGCACACTGGAGTACTCTGATGACTTCCGCTTCCTGGAAGATCAGAGAGTCTTCAAGATTAAGATGCATGGCTATGGCAAAGCGTGGGATAACACTGTTGCCATCCTGCTTGACATCTCCAACCTGGAGGAGGCCTACATCTACATGAAGGCAGCTGATGTCAATGTAGATCTTGGTGAATAATGAAAGGAGCTGACCATGGGATATGATGCCACAGAACTGCTTTACCTGGTGAAGGAGCACTTGCACATCACATGGTCTGATGATGAGACTGACAACAAGCTGATCAACAAGATGGCCAGTGCTGAGCTGGCCATCAATTATCTGCTTGGTGCAAAGTGTGACATCAAGAAACCCGGACCAATCCAGCAGCTGTATCTGAATTACATGACATACTCCTGGAATGAGTGCCTGAATGAGTTTGAGGAGGCCTACAGGGCCGAGATCTTACGCTGGCGGCATTACTATGAAGTTAAAGGAGAGAAATATGATCCGGAGGAATTTACATCCGAGATTTTCAGTCTTTAACCAGGGGATCCTGTATATAGCAGAGATCAGCACGCAGGATACAGACTTTGGTGCTCCTACCAATGCCACCAAGATCTCTGATCTGAAAACACTGGTAAAGCTGGAATATGAGGAAATGTCCAAGAGGGAGCGTGATGTCAGCTTTGCTGAGGCCAGTGATCACACGCTGGATCTGAAGGTAAAGACACGGTATCACGCTGCCGCAAAAGCTCACAGACAGGTCCTGATCAACAATAAACTGTATGACATCTTCCAGGTAGACGGCGGCTCCGTTACCGGGGAGATGTATTTGTATTTGGAGGAAGTGAGGGAACTGGCAGATGGCTAATGCAATCAACAGGATCCGGGAAACACTGCAGGGCCTCTGTGCTGACAGTAAGATTCCTATGGAAGGTGTATGGTACGGTGCCTGCAGGGCCAGCAAGCTGAATGCATGGAACTATTTTGTGTTCAACAGGAAGAAGACCACCAAGGGCAGCAGTACCAACAGAGTAGATCTGCAGACCTTCTATGAGGTCCACATCATCCATGAGGACGCTATCCCGGAAGGCTACCTGCAGACGGTCATTGATGCGCTTCAGGCACAGGATGATCCTGGCACCAAACTGAAGCTGACATCCGATGACATTGATTATGATTACACCTTCAAAGGATCCACCAACATGGTGGTGGAGATCGCAACACTCACCTTCGTGCATCCTGAAAAGAGGTGCTGATCATGGGTCATATTGATAATCTGATACCTTACTGGGGCAGCTGGGATATCTTTGATGCCGGTGATATGGATGAATTCACAGACATGCTGAGTCAGTATGGTGATGCAGCCAAGAAGGTGATCAATGATACCTTGCATCAGGAAGGTGCCAAGGAGATCAAGAAGGAGATCACAAGACTGCTGCCGGCATCCGGAAGGAACTGGAAAGGCAAAGGCGCTCCGGCAAGATCTGCGATGCCTGGGAAGTTCTCCCAGGATGATGATCTGCTGGCAGTCACCATTGCAGCCAGGGGGAAGTACCATTACCTGTACTTCCCGGATGACGGATCCAACACCAAGAGGCATGTGGGAAACAAGCAGTTTATGCACAAGGGTGCTGAAAAGGCTGCACCAAAGATCATTGACCTGTGCCTTGGTAAATTGATCACATAAAAGAGAGGAGAGAACAATGGCAATTACATCCGCTGATGTTTACAGCTATTTTGAAGCTGATCAGCTGGCCATCAAGGTGGCCGGTGATCAGGCTTACACAAGGGATGACTGTATCGGATCCATTGAGGTGGAGAGAGAAACCAAGACAGTCACTAAGTCCTGCCGTGGAGTGGTTAAAAAGAGAAAGACCAAACCCACTGGCAACGGCACTATCACACTGAAGATGCACATTAAGCTGGGCCTGTACCGCAAGCTCAACGCTATGACCAATGAAGGCCTGCAGCCCGGTGTCTATGCGTTTGACAATACCGTATCCATGCCGGAAGCATCTCTTACGGCAAGAGTCAAGGATGAGGATGACAACATCATGTTCCTTGGCTATCCCAGATGCAAGGTGGAGGAGATCGGCAATCTCAGCATTGAGAACGGCGCTGAGGAAGTTGCTGAGGTAGAGATGAAGCTGTCCTACATGCCCGATGATTACAACAAGGGTGAGTATCAGGCGTTGGCCGATGAGCTGACCGGTGATGCCCTGAATGCGGAGAACTGGATGACAGACTTCAGCTCTGCTGCGGCACAGCTGACTTAATATTGTTTCTTGTTAAGGCGGCACTTGTAACGGTGCCGCCTTTTCTATTTGGAGGAACACAATGGGATTAAAACCGACATTTTATGATTTTTCGCTGAATGACGGCCAGGTGGTGCAGGTCACACGAAACTTTGCCGGTCTTTACATGCTGAAGGCATATGATCCTGCTCTGTACGAGAAGTCACAGACCTTCAACAGGCACGGCAAGGACAAGAATTATGTGGCTGATGACCTGGACAACGCAGCAGTGATCTATGCGGCCTATGTTACCGCTGCCCTGGTAAACAACAGTATCAAGAAAAACAATGGAGAAGCTGAGGATCCTATCCTGGATGAAGTGGAATTTATGACGCTGATGCCCACCAATGGATTTGCCATAGGCAACATCCTGAAGAAGTTATTTGGTGATGAGAAAAAAAAAGCGGATTCCAAACAGCATTTCAAAGAGTTACAGCAAAAAAGGTAGGCCGGTCTATTAATGTCCCCAATTTCCCATTGGAATGCATTGAGGACTACTACACCTACTATGTCCAGATCATGGAGATCCCGGAAGATGTCTTCTGGAATGCTGAGATACCATTCCTGGACAGGATCGTAGCTAACAAGACAGCTTATGATGAGTGGTTAAGCTCTGTAATGGAGAAGGAGCGTAAGAAAATTGGCAAGAAATGAAGCAAAGATAAAATTTACAGCTGAGACAAGGGAACTGACCAATCAGCTGAGATCTGCCAACTCTGCTCTGGCTGCTCTCAGGGCCGGACTGAAGCTGAATGATGCTGAGTTAAAGAACAACGGCAATCAGACAGAGTACCTGAAGAACAAGCAGCAGCTCCTGGAAACTGAGCTGCAGATGAATGCTCAGAAGCAGGAAGCTCTGAATGGAAAGCTGGAAGCGGCCAAGGCCATCTATGGTGAGAACAGTGTTGAAGTGCAGAGCTGGGCCACCAAGCTGACCAATGCCAAGACAGAACAGCAGCAGCTGGAAGCACAGCTGAACCAGTGCACCCAGGAATTGGAAGAACAGGCCAAGGCAGAAGAAAAGGCCAAGACTCCACTGGAACAGCTCAACACCAAGATTGGTGAGCAGAAGGCACAGCTGGAGAAACTGGAAACAGAGTATAAGAACGTAGCGCTGGAGCAGGGCACAGGATCCCAGGAAGCACAGGAGCTTAAAGGTAAGATTGACCAGCTGAACAGTGAGCTGGGAGAGAATGAGTCCAAGCTGAAACAGGTGGATGATGCGCTGGAGGCAGCCGGCAATGAGGCTGACAAGTCAGCCAATGGTGGATGGAGCGTCCTGAACCAGGTGGTGGCAGACCTTGCCACCAATGCCATACAGCAGGCCATTAATAAGCTGCAGGACTTTGCCAGGGAGACTATGAACCTTGGCATTGATTTTTCCTCATCTATGAGCAATGTGCAGGCCATCTCCGGAGCTACTGGTGATGAGATCGCAATGCTGGAGCAAAAGGCCAGGGATCTTGGAGCCACTACAGTATTCTCTGCCAGTGACGTGGCAGATGGATTCGGATACATGGCCATGGCAGGCTGGGATACCCAGCAGATGATGGATGGCATTGCAGGCGTCCTTGATCTGGCTGCTTCTTCAGGAGAGGACCTGGCTACTACATCTGACATTGTTACCGATGCCCTCACAGCTTTTGGAATGGAGGCAGAGGATGCCGGAAGACTGGCAGACGTTATGGCAGCGGCATCCAGTAATGCCAATACCAATGTGTCCATGCTGGGTGAGTCCTTCAAGTATGTGGCACCTGTGGCAGGTGCCCTTGGCTATTCCGCTGAGGACACAGCTGTGGCACTTGGTCTCATGGCCAACAGCGGTATCAAGGCCAGCCAGGGCGGCACAGCGCTGAGAACGATGCTAACCAACATGGCCAAGCCTACAGATGACATGGCCTATGCCATGGAGCAGCTGGGAGTCAGCCTGAGTGACGATGAAGGCAACATGTACAGCTTGCGTGACGTCATGGACCAGCTCCGGTCCGGATTTGGAGATCTGATGATCTCTGAAGAGGAATTCAACGAGGAGCAGAGACTGCTGCAGCAGGCCCTTGATGATGGGGCTATATCTCAGAAAGAGTATGATGAACAGCTCAATGCACTGGTGGAACGTGCTTATGGTGCAGAAGGAGCTGAGAAGGCAAGATATGCGGCCATGCTGGCAGGCAAAGAAGGCATGTCCGGAATGCTGGCAATAGTAAATGCCAGTGAGGAAGATTACGGCAAACTTACTACAGCTATAGAAGGATCCAGCGGAGCGGCAGAGGAGATGGCCGGCATAATGAATGACAACCTTGGTGGTGACATCAAGGAGATGAATTCAGCACTGGAAGAACTGAAGCTGAAGATCTTTGACGGCATCCAGCAGCCTATGAGAGACATTGTGCAGTTTATTACCGGATCTGTTGTGCCGGCAGCTACGCAGACACTGCAGTTTATCCAGCAGCACTCAACGGCCATAGGAGTGCTTGCAGGTGTGATAGGCATCATAGTGACGGCCATGCTATTGCAGAACGCTGTGCAGGCAGTACAGGCCGCCATGAACGCTGCTGAGGCGGCATCCCTTGGTGCCTTGATCACTGCAAAGCTGGCATCTGCAGCGGCCTCCTGGGCGGCGCTGGCACCGTACATTGCTATTGTGGCGGCCATAGCTGCTGTTATAGCCATCATAGTGATCTGTGTAACACACTGGGATCTGATCAAACAGAAGGTTGCAGAAGCAGCAGAGATGGCACGTACAAATGCCACAGCTGCATGGAATGGCCTGAGAGCTGACATGAACAGCATCATGGACGGCATCAGGGCCAAGGTGCAGAGTGCATGGCAGACCATTAAGGACAACATCATAACTCCTGTTCAGGATGCCTACAGCAATGTGGTGCAGAAGATAACGGACCTGAAGAGCAGTATTGAGCAGAAGATCAATGATATGAGGGATAAGGTCCAGTCTACATTCGACAGCATCCGGGAGAAGATGGAAAGTCCTATACAGAAGGCTAAGGATACCATTGATGACATTATCTCTACCATCAAGGGCTGGTTCCCGATAAGCATCGGCAGGATCATGAGCAATCTTAAACTCCCGCACTTCTCGATCAGTGGTGAATTCAGCATCAATCCTCCATCTGTGCCGCACTTTGACATTGACTGGTATGCTGCAGGTGCGATCTTTGACGCACCTACACTGATCCCTACCATGTACGGACTGAAGGGAGTAGGTGAGGCAGGACCGGAAGCAGTATCTCCTATCAGTGTGCTGCAGAGATACGTGGGAGCGGCTGTGCAGAGATTTGTGCCTCAGATCGACTATGATCTGCTTGGTCAGAAGGTGGCAGGAGCATGCGCTAAGCTGGGCATCAGCATTGAGCTGGATAAGAGACAGCTTGGCAGAGTAGTAAGGGAGGTGGTCTGATGACCTTATATTATGAGGGATCCGATGGATCCAAGGTCAATCTGATGGGTGATGGCATCTATGCCCAGAACCCGGAAACCCTTACACAGAACACATGGGAATACAGCACCATGTCAGGATCCAGTGGTCTTGCAAGGGTGAAGCGCTTTTACAAGAATGCCAAAGAGCTTCCACTGACAGTGGGCATCATGGCAGAGGATAAAGAAGAATTCAATGCCATGATGTACAACATGCATCGCATATTTGACAGGGATGTGAGGCGGCTGAAACCCGGTAAGATCTGGTGGAATGACTGGTACAAGGAAGCATTCGCTGTGGACACATCCAATGAGAGTTTTGAAGAGTTTTTTGAGTCGGTAGACAGGGATATAACATTCCTGGCTGTAGGATCCTACTGGGTGCGGAAAGTGGTCCGGAAGTATGAGGCCGGCACAGGAACAGGAACAGACAGCCTGGATTATGGCCTTGATTATGGATTTGACTATGACCATGACTATGGTGTGGATGACACAGCGGAAGCTATACAGAATAACTGCATTGATGCAGCCAATTTTGAGCTGAGATTCTATGGACCTGTGGCAAATCCTTCTGTGTCGATCAGCGGACATGTTTATGAGGTCTTTGACACGCTGAGTGAGGGTGAATACATCACTGTCAACTCACTGACCAAGAAGATCCTCAAATATGACCAGTACGGAAATGAGACCAATGTCTTCCATCTCCGTGGCCGTGATGACTACATCTTTGAAAAGATCCCGGAAGGTATGAACACAGTCACAAGGTCCGGAGCCAATGCGCTGGATATCACTATTTACGATGAGAGGGGGGAGCCTGAGTGGATCTGATCTATGCGGATGAAACACGGAAGGATCAGGATGTCCTCCCTTCCTACAAGATGGATATGGCCTATGGCAAAGATGAAAACAACTTTACCGTATGTGTAGATCGCAGTGATCACTGCTGCCAGGGCGGCTATCTGATCTATGCGGAAGGCACTGAGTATGGCGGCATTGTAGATGACATTGAATCAGATTCAGAGAAGAGTGAGGTGACTTACTCCGGAAGGACCTGGCATGGAGTGCTGGCAGGCCATGTGATCTGCCCGGATCCTGGTGATGACTATTACACCATATCCGGGGAGGCCAACACTGTGCTGCAGATGATCATTGACCGGATCGGCCTCACTGACATGTTTATTGCATCTACAGAGAACACAGGAGTGATCATCCGTGGCTGGCAGTTTGAGCGGTACTGTGATGCCTACAGCGGCATCAGGAAGATGCTGAAGGCATACGGTCTGAAGCTTAACATACAATGGGCAGTCAACATGGTGCAGCTGTCCGCTGTGCCGGTCCGTGATTACAGCCAGGATGAGGAGTTTGATACATCACAGGTAACATTCACCGTAAGCAAGAACTACTGCCCGGTGAATCACCTGATCTGCTTAGGGCAGGGAAATCTCCGTGACAGAGCAGTGATCCACATTTTCACGGATAAGAATGGAGGCATACAGCCTTACCTGGTGGATCCGACTAAGGAGCCGGTGGAAGACAGTGATTACATACTGGACACTTCCTCCCAGCTCCTTTTTGGACAGGATGAAGTGGCTGAGAACTATGAACTGTCCAACGCTGAGATCACTACCAATTATGTCCTGCTGACATCCAAGCCTTCTGACTGGGCAAAGAATTTTGCATCATATTTTGCCAAGGAAGTGAACACACTTGGCGCTGGAGGCACTGATACAAAGTATGTGCCGGTGAAGGCGGCCGGTGGTTATAACATGCAGACAAGCCAGCCGGGTGACTGGTCCACTGGCTTCAGGCGCTATTACACCTATGACCAGCTCAGTGGTGTGTATGCTGCTGTGACAGGATCCGTATCATACAGCGCTTTATCTTCACAGCCTTCCGACTGGTCCAGGAATTATGGATCCTATTACACGAAGAATGGAAATGAGTATGAGCCTGTAGAGGGTGCTGTCACATCCACATACATCCGGCAGACCAAGCAGCCGGCAGACTGGTCCACAAATTATGGATCTTACTATGAGCTTGAAGGATCCTCCTATGTAGCAGTCACCACAGACAGTCATTACAGCTATGACCTGCAGACTCAGGAGCCGGCAGACTGGTCCACAAACTATGCTGCATACTGGCGCAGGGCAACATCCAAAGAACTGGATGAAGAGATCACAGTCCGGTATTACAGTGTGACGCTGGATGCCAAAGGAAGGGTGCCGGTGTGGCAGGCCAATACCTACTACACAAGGACATTCCATCAGAGCGCTCCGGTATGGAGCGCAAAAGAGCGCTACACCAGGAAGGACACTGTATCAGCTCCTGCATGGTCCTCCGGGATCTACAGGCAGGTGGTGGCAGCTCCTACGTGGCAGGCCAATACCTACTACACCAACACCGGAGCCAAGGCACCGGCATGGAAGGTAAAGACCTACTACAGGCAGGCCACAGACAGGTACAAGGTGCTGGTGGAGGGCGCTGTAGACAGGATCAGTGAGGCCTATAAGCCGGAAGATCTGAAGATCAACCTGGAGGAGACAGACAGGATCTATGACATTGGAGATATCGTAGGCGCTAAGGATACTGTCACCGGACAGGCAGCGGTCCAGGAAGTAACCAAAAAGATCATCACCATTGAAGATGGTGATGTAAGCATCAGATATGAGGTAGATTAATATGGCAATTGAATTAGTAACAGGCCATGCCGGAGAGGGCCATGTGTCATCTGCTGACGCTGGCAGATACAATGCTGGTGTGTGTGGTGTGGGCAAATATGTCTTAAACACCGGACAGAAATTTGCATACAGTATTGAATCTGCCAATCTGATCCGGATTGGTACTGGTGATGCGGTGAACCAGGGTCGGCACATCAGCATCCGTCAGAATACCTATGAGGATGCAAACATCCTCAACGGTACCCAGGGCAAGACAAGGATTGATGTGATCACTCTGAGATACAGCAAGGTCACAAGACAGGTAGAAGGTGAGCCGGTCACTGTAGAGGTGGCCACTGTGGAAGTTATCAAAGGCACCGAGGTGCCTGTGGGCACAGCTCCGGAAGTACCTGCAGTGATCTCCGGAAACATCTTTGATGGTGCCACAGTGGATGACATGCCTCTGTATCATGTGCTGATCACGGATACAAGCGTTACATCCGTGACTGCCGTCTTCACGGTACTGGATCCGCTGAATGCGCTGTGGAACCAGATTGAAGACTATGGCAGCTCCATTACTTCTATGGCCAACAAGATTGGTGATACTGAGATGGGCACCACTGCTACAACGCTGACAGGGGCTATCAAGGAACTTCTCACCAAGATAGGCACAATCCTTAACACCATTGGAAATGCGGTACTGAAGACGGACAATAAGTCCATTACATATGCCATCAACGAACTGCATGATATTATCGGCACATCAGCGATGGGTACGGCTGCCACAACAATAAAGGGTGCGATCAATGAAATAAGAACCCACGATAGCAACCAGGGCGTTTATTTCAAAATCGTATCACTTGGAACATTTGCTTTTGAAAGCAGCGGGGCATGCGAAAGAACAGTCAGTGTTGCTTCCCACATTCCTAGCGGTTATTCGCTGCAAGCAGTCATCCCGAGAACTACCGGGACATATGCAGCATATTTCTATTCATGTGCTGTATCTGGCACAAGTGTATGGTTCCAGATTATGAGAGCTGCTAACTACTACACGAGCGCTACAACATGTGCTCCGTCCGTGGAAATCGTTTGCAAACGTAATCTGTAAAGGGGGTGAGTAAATGTCATTAACAAATATTGAAAGAACCATAATCCTTGACCTCTACGACCATGATACAACGCCTACAAAGATAAAGGCTATCGCTCTCGATGCTAATACACGGTATGTGTCAGCGATTATCCGCAATGCGGGCGGGATCTATGACATAGGAGCGAACACGGGCGTAACCTTGACTGTGATCCGTCCTGACAAAGCGGGCGTACAGATCACGGGTGAACCCGTAGCGCATACAGAGACAACTCCCGATGAGCAGGTTATCACAACCTACGGTGCATACGCAGAACTCTCACAGGCGGCGCTTGCAGTAAAGGGAACATTGCGGGCACAGTTTATGCTCACATCGGGAGATCAGATTCTCAGAACCGAAATCTTTGCTATCAACTGCGGAGAAGCACTTGACGCATCTACTGACACATGGGCGGGCGAATATCAGGGATACAACCTCGATGAACTCGTCCAGAATGTCAACACCGCAGTCGGCAAAGTCGATGCGATGGAGCAGGATGTAAGTGAGTTAAAGAGCGGATTAAGTGAGATTTCCGGTAAAGCATTTTCCTCAACCGCCAAAGTCTTGTTAATATCTCTGCTAAAAAATGCCGTATATACAAGTGACCAGA